TGGACTTGGCCACCGGACACAGGAACACTCTACTCGGACCTGGTGGCCCAGTGCAAGCATAGTTGTTGACACTCATTGACACTCATTGACAGTTATTCACACTTGAGTGCGCTGTTGATAGTTATTGACACTCACATTTATTTTGTTTAGTGATGTGAAGTATTTCAGAGGGCTGTGGAACCGATGCGGGACCGGGGCGGCAGTGTCCGGGACCGATGGCAGGGCGGCAGGATGCAGAGGGGAGTTTTTGAGGCATAGTAGGAATCGCACACGTCACACGCATGACGCGTCACACACACGCACGTACACACGGGCACACACGCGCACGCGTTGGGATAGAACGCACGCACACGTACGAGCAGGCGCAACGCGCCTGCGAGTATGCGAGCGCGTAGCGCGAGCAGGCTCCGGGGCTGCCACCAAGCAGAGGTGACAAGAATACAAGGGGGCCGTTTCACACCAAGATGAGGTGACAGCGTCGCAGGGCTATGTTGCAACAAGTATCAACAAGTATCAACGAGTGTCAACAACTATCAGAACAGAGGGGCAGTTATTACCCGTACGATAGCAACCCCGCTGTATGGGCCCTGTGTGGCCTCACAGCCCTACCCGTCAGAGTCAGCCCACGCCCGGCTGGGGACCCCCTTTTATAATAGGGAGAACAACTGTTTGAGGACTCCAAATCGCAGCGCACCAAGGCGAGGTGACACCCCATTGGCAAGCCCCCGCCACCCCAAGGCGAGGTGACAGGGGGGACTCCAGAACCAATATTCACATCCCCCCAATCTCATTTCTCCCTACGGGGAACACACATCATCAAATGTATTCGTATGCGTATTCGTTTACCTTATGGTATACTATTGTATGCACTGAGGAGGTGTAGTTATGAAACCTACGGTAAGAGAGTTGTTTGAGACGGGTAAGTACACGTTCTATATGAGCGGTGTTGAACTGCCTAGTGAGAGTGTCGAGCGTTTGTTTGATACGGCTGTCACGTCGCTTGTGTTGACCGACACGGTCATTCTGTCTGTTAGTGTTATGGGTGGCAGCCCACTGTCGTTTGATATCCCTTATGAACTGATGCTTGGCGGGACAGTGTTCTGCCGCAGCGCGATTCCGGGTGAGTGGGAGTTTAGATGGCGTAAGACGTTTGGTGTATTGGAGGAGTGGTTCACTCTGACCAATGAGTGGAACGTGGTGGATGTCATGCAGTTGCCGCTTGGTGCGCGTTGTACGTGGGCTGTAGAGCGTATACCGCTGGTGGGTAAGTGATAGTTCTTGCGGGGCACCGCACTGCATTCCTGAACGCTAACAACGAGTGGGAAGATAGCGATGGCAATGTACTTATCCGTCTTACTACGCTTGGGGATGTCATCCGTAAGCGTCGGTTGGAGTTAGGTATTTCCCAGCGTGATGTGGCTGCTATGATTACGGGGAGTAGGACATCGTTCTGCTCTCCTCAGACTCTCAACAATATCGAGCATAACGACCGTACGGGCGAACAGTATTGGGCATCAATCTCCAAGAAGTTAGATATCCCTTTGTGCGTGCTTATGTACTACGGATTGTTGGCACCGGCTGGATATGTGCATCCATATGAGTATCCATATGAGGTTATTGAGAAAGCATTTGACAAAATGCGCGACAGTCTCTTCGACCACATTTACACACTTTGATGTATAATTTGTCTGTTCGATATTACTAACAACTAACCAAATGGACCCTCGCAGTCAGCCACACTGCGGGGGTTTTGTTATACTAGGGCTGAGGTACTGCTATGCCATATGTAACCAAACCTAGACCCTATAAGAAGGAATACGAGCAACAGGTCGCCAGAGGGGAACATCCTGCGCGTATGGAACGCCAGAAGGCTCGTAGGGCCATGGATGCCAAAGGTGTTGAACGTACAGGCAAAGACATAGACCACAAGAAACCATTGAGTAAGGGTGGGACCAACACGGCTAGTAACTTGCGAGTAGTGAAGCCTAGTACTAATCGGTCATTTGCGCGTAACAGTGACGGGTCGGTAAAGAAAAATGGAACTAAAAAGTCGTAAATCTGCCGAGGACGTAGCCAACTGGATACTCGATAGCGAGTACGAAGAGGTTGTGCTAATTGATGGTTTAGACGATGCTTTCATTGGATGTACCTCTGCTGGGGTTGCCATCTACAACATTGACCGATGCGCGGAAATCGTGGCCGAGGACAACAATATGTCCATTGAAGAGGCTATTGAGTACGTCGAATATAACGTCGTAGGGGCCTATGTAGGGCCGCAGACACCGTTGTTCATTGAGGTTATGAATGAGTACAGCAGTCAAGAAGAATCCGGCTAAATGGAAGGCTATTGTTGCTTCAGTCAAGGCTAGTACCAAGGGTGGAGACCCCGGTGAATGGTCGGCTCGCAAAGCACAACTAGCAACACAGAAGTACAAGGCCTCTGGTGGTGGATATGAAGGCCCAAAGAAGGCCGATAACAGTCTGTCTAAGTGGTCTGACCAGAAGTGGCGCACTAGTGATGGGAAACCCAGCGAAGGCAAGAAACGCTACCTGCCTGACAAGGCTTGGAGCGGTTTAAGTACCGGTGAAAAGGCTGCTACTAACAAGGCTAAAGCAGCAGGTAACGCGGCTGGTAAACAGTTTGTGGCCCAACCCAAAAAGATTGCGGCTAAAACAGCACGCTATAGATAAATAAAAACCCCTCTAGCCATGCAAAACTAGAGGGGCTCGGCTGACAGGAGAATCAGTCGGGATTCGCACTAAGATAGGACAGAGGAGGAGTCTTGGTGCATTTCTACCGTACCACAATCTTTCAATAATGTGTCTTTTAGACGATGGAATATTTCATCGGCTATACCGTAGAACGCGCCCATATCCATCTCTAGTCCTACAACTACAATCTGCCGCATGATGTCGATGCCTACCGACCTACGGCCGCGCTCAATGTTGGTCATGTGAGTACGATTGACGTTGCTTTTATAGGCTAGTCTCTCTTGACTGATATTCTTGTCTGTGCGGCACTTTACGATAGCCCAACCCACTGCAACGCAGTACGGTGAGGCAATATCTTTCAATGCTTTACGTTGACCCTTTACCATGCTTATTCCCCTAAAAAGGCTGGTTTGTTGCGCAGGTTAAACTTCCAGTTGTCGCTACGTTGAGTCATCATTGTTATAAGTTCTGCTTCAGTCATCTGTCCAAATCGCCAAGGTGATTTAGACTTATCCTCACGCTCACTAATCAAGACCTGCAACGCGCCAGAAGGTGTACGCTGCGTCATAACACAACACTGTTCACACTCTGAATAGAGAGACTTGCCAGCATCTAAGTGCTGGATAGCCTCTACGAGATTTACAAACGGCTCTGTCATTTGGTGCGTGCCGCAATATGCGTATCAATCTCAACAAAGAGATGTTTGAGCCATGCACCATCACCAAGTCCAAGAAGGATTGGAGTCTTTCCCCAGAGCCAGCCAACACGCTCGACAAAGACACCAACCACAATGTTCTCAGTCATAGGGCTTTCATGACGCAGACGTACTGGTACGCCGTCACGCTCGAGCAATACTTCTTGTGTTGCATCGGCCGTCGCTCTCCACTGAACCAACTGCTTATGGAGTTTCTGTTCGGCCGTCATACCGACCGGTGCTTGCTCTACTACTTCTACTACAGGGCTTACTACAGCCTTACGTCTTGCCATTTGCATATCCTCTCATGCCACGCCATTCTTTGGAGTGGAATTCATTAGTAACAATATCGGCTTCTTCACCGGTCAAAATGCGCCATTCGAAAAATGTAGGTGCAGACTTTGCTGTGACCATGATGAACCAAGGGTTTGTTTCAGTTGGATGCTTCAACCGTGTATGAACACCGGAGATATTCAACTTATACTTCAACTCGCGGCATAACTTCGGCATTGCTACTTCATCAGCATCTAGCACCATTTTTTTACGGGCTATCTCTCTGTCCTCAATACCGCTGCGTAACTTGGTTACGACTTCAACAACACAACCCATTCTGGCCTCCTAAAAACCTATCTGAACGAATCCGCCAAACTTACCAAATTCACTCCAGTGCCGAACCTTGCGATAGTATCCATCACCATCTCGTTCTACTTCTGCGGACATTTCTGGCTCAGGATTAGTGTTGCCTTCAATGGTAATCAAACCCCAGTCATGAACTTCTTCAATGACTCCAATATGTCCAATCCTGCCAAGCGCAGAGAAATAAAACAATGCTAAATCACCGGGTAATAAAACACGGTCAATTCCGCGTGCATCTAAAACACGTATCGATGAAATACTAACCCATGCGTTGTTAGCCTTAGCCCAGCGAGAATAGTCTGGTGTCCAACCGGTGCGTGGAAATGTCTTGTCATAGACCTGTCCAAGGGCCGTAGCGGCTTGTTTCAACCGAAACCGCACTACTGCTGCACACCATGGAGAACCGACGGGTAGCGGGGGAATACACGATTCTTGATAAGCACGTACAGCATCACCAGCATTGTTGCCAACCTCGGTGACACCAATGTTAGCGCGTGCAAATTCTAGTGCTTTGAGGGCAATAGGTCTATCTTCATTTCTCATTGGAGGGTCTCATTTCTGTAAGGGTGAGGGTCTCAAAATTAACAGGGAGGGAGGGTCTCATATTTACTACCCCTTATTAACAAGAATCATTTATGAATAAGAATCAGATTAACTAAGTGTATGGCTCCCTGCTAATATTACAGGTAATATACCATGGGAGGCCTAATAATGGTAACAGTTATTTCCGTTGTAATAGCAGTGTTTGTCACATGGGTAGTCGCGAAGGTGATGGTATCCCGTAAGTGGTACGAAGCAGGCCGGTTATGCGTTATCACCAATGAGCGTACTGGTGTGCAGGCATTGGCTAAGTTAGGTCAGTCGGTTTACTGCGACCAAGAATATGCAGTCATTGCACACAATAAAGGACTCGTGTATTGCAGGTTAGATAGCGTTAGGTTTTATACTTTTGACGGTGAAGTTATTAATGAAGTCAACTGGAAACATTGTAATCCTGCACTAACTCCGTTTAGTTTACTTGAAGATGATGATACAATAGACCAACACTAGTTCAGGAATAGTGGGTTGATAAGGAGAATCAGATGACGTTACTACGGAAGTCTACATCAAGCGATGTAGAAGTGGAGTTGGTATCCACGAAGAATGGCGAGGTCTACAACGTGAAAATTGAAGGCCGTGAAGACCAGAAGAACCTGACATCGACAGATGCATACGAAGCACTTGCAGAATGTTTCAACGATGCAAATCTTCGGGTGCCATCACGCTTCATTGTTGAGTTTGGGCAGCACGTACTCAATCAACTGTTGCAGAAGATTCGTTAATGAATCGCATCTGCATCGTTGGCCGGATTACGAAAACACCGGAAGCAAAAACGGTTGGCAGTGCTGGAGCGCAGGTTTCTGAGTTTGGCTGCGCTGTCAACAAGATGCGTAAGGATGATGGAGCCGACTTCTTCAATGTAAAGGTGTGGGGCAAGCAGGCAGAGTACGCATCCAAGTACCTTGAGAAAGGTCAACGCGTATCTATCTCAGGCCGGATGGAGTCTCGGGACTATGAGAAGGATGGTGTAAAGCGCACTGTCTGGGACCTAGTAGCAGACCAGATTAATGGCCTTGATAAACCCGGTGACCGTAACGGTGAAGAACGACCTGCAAAAACATCGCAGGACCCTACTAAGTGGGGTGAAATCGAAGACCCGTTTGCATAAAGAAAGCCCTCCGAAAGGAGGGTTTTTTATTGCGACTCGTGATATGGCCGGTCATACTACTGGCGTGGGCGTAATCAAAAAATACCAAAACCCTAAAGGTGGTTTGAATGCTGCTGGAAGAGCGCACTTCAAACGTACTGAAGGTAACAACCTAAAGCCGCCTGCCCCTAATCCGAAGACAAAAGCGGATGCTGGCAGGCGTGCGTCGTTTTGTGCCCGGATGTCTGGGATGAAGTCTAAACTAACCTCGGCCAAAACAGCCAATGACCCTAATAGCCGCATCAATAAATCGCTGCGTGCATGGAACTGCAACTGATGGCCAAACCGCCTGTTAAAAAACGTGAGCCAACTCTCCGTGAGTTACTTGAACGTGATGCTAGAAATCCGTTGCGTACCATTGGTATTAACGACAATTTTAATGACACACCTGTAGGAAATGCAATGGGCAATATTCAAGATGAATTAACCGCAAACGCATTACTGGCTCGCGCAAAACAAGGTTACAACGATTTCCAAAAACGGCAAGTTCCATTAGGTCCACCAAGTGAATACAATCCGAATACTCCTGCCCCAAAACCCATAAGTACAACTGCACCAAAACTACTGTTTGACATTCTGACTATGGCTGGTCCAGCAGGACAGCGAAAAGATACTGAAGAAGCCATTGTGCGACAGTATGAAAACAAAAAAATGAAAGATAGACAGCGTGCTGGGTTTATAAATCAAGTTGGGCAAGGTTTTGCGCCACGACCAGAAATGGGAAGGCTTAGGGATTTACTAGGTGTGACAAATAAGAAAGTAGGTAAATAATGGCAAAGAAACGTGATGTTGGAATGGCTGGCTCTTCTGGATATGACAGCGAGTTCTATACGACTGATATGCAAGGCAATCCGGTAAGAAATGACCGGACTATGCGTCTTCAAGGCATGGACCCAATGAAGCGCATTGCTGATTCTCAGCGACAAGAATCTCGCATGGAAACCATGATGGACAACGGAGTTCCCGTCAGTACTCGTGATAGAGCAAGGGCACTGGCGACTCGTGCATCAATGAATGAAAAACGCGGCACATATAGTGAAAGCAAATTGCAAGACACGATTGAACGAGACGATAATAAACGTATTGATTCAGCCATGAAACGTGGTGAGCAACAAGCCGAGACTATTGCAACACAGGCACGTAAAGCCTATGTAAAAAAACAAGTTGGTGATAACTCATTCAAGCCATTTACCAAAACCGCGCCTACTCTGTCTAAGCAGATTATGGCAGCGAACGCAAAGAAGAAACGGTAACAGGTACATACGCCATGATGGGTAGTATGAATAAGCATATTAACTCGCTTTCAAACCGTGACTTGTTTGCATTGGAAAAAGGCGAGCATAATCTTAAGCGTACTCCGTCGCTTGGGCAACTTCTCCGCAACGAGATGCAAGAACACAACTTGAAGAAACAGCCAACGTTAGCCCAAGTCAAAAAAGCCGAAGCCAAAGAACACGCTGAAGATGATAAAAACGAGTATGAGAGCGACGACGAAAGCATGGGCGACCTTGTAATCGAAGGCACATCTCGTAATCGACGTGCAGCAACTGCGGTGTATGGAAAGAAAGGAAAGTAATCATGCCAATGGGAATGCCTTACCCGAAAGGGGATATGGCTATGCAAAAAGGGAAGAAGATGTCTATGTCCGAGATGATGGGCGTAGAGAAGAAAATGTCTGGGCCTGAAATGCAAATGAAGGCAAAGGGCAAGGGCAAGAAGTTGCCTCCATTCATGAAGAAGAAGTAATGCCAAAAGAACCAACGCAGAATACTCCTCAAGGAGAACAACGGGCTGTGCCGTTTAGGCAGTTCGGTCGTATTCTTCAGGCGAACAATGCGTTACGTCAAATGCACAGCCCATATCGAGTTGGGAATCTAATGAATCCTGCATTGATGCAGAGTCGCTGGGACCAGAGTAATCTGAAAGACGCTTCTGAATCAGAGTAGTAACATCATCAGCCAACTCTCTAGCCTCAGAGTGGGACAATGTACGCCGACCCGATTCGTATGTCAGATACCAAGTAGCCTTGCTAAGGTCTTTGACATACGACTCGGTTGTTTTTTTACCAGCACGCTGTAGGTACTTTAAAGCAAATCCAATAGCCAGCGATACATCCCAATGTTGTGCTACCCACAACGCATCGTGTACTGTTGCACGGTAATGGTTGTATAGTTGATTATTCATCGCCACATAATAGCATATGGAAGAATCTGAAGAACGATTTGGTTTGACACAAACGGGCGGCCTCGCTAGGCTATGCCATGCCAATCTAAACGGTAAAGACTGTGGTCGGTTTGCATTAAAAGGTCGTAATTTTTGTGCGCGTCATGGAGGTCGAACACCATTGGGTCCAGACAATCATTCATTCACAACCGGGCTTGAATCAGTAAACCGCAAACGGTTTGCTGGTATTGGCAAGCAGTTGTTGAATCGTCTGGATGAGTTACGTGATGACCCACAACTGTTCTCCCTAAAGGATGATGCTGCATACATTACGGCTCTTATTGACCGGCGTGCTGAAGCCGCAGAAGAAGGGCTAAGTGTTGAAACGCTCAACCAACTGCGTAGCCTATACCGCGAATGCGCCAGTGCGTTAGAAGATGGCAAGACACAAGACTTTGACAAAGCGTTTGAACAGTTAGGTGGAATCATTAGGCAAGGCATCTCGGATGCAAAAGCAACAGATGAGGTTCTGCACCTTATTGAAAAGCGCGTTGATATTATTGAGGCTGAACAACGCATGACACAGGTCAAGGCGTACACGCTAGAAGTAGACCAAGCGTACGCTCTGATACAGCAAGTACTGAAAGTGGTTGTTGATTCTGTTCAGGATGTGAACTCACTGCACGCAATCCGAACCGGGGTACAACGCATTCTGCGCGTATACCGTAACGTGGAAGACATTATAGATGTGGAGGTAGTCGATGAAGAAAGTTCAACTGAATACCAAAACGCCACGTAACATGAAGAAGTTTGTCCGCCCTGACAAGGGGTTGGACATTGCACTGCTTGAGATGTTGGACCAGCAACTTGGTGAACACATTGAGAGTGGTGACTTTAGTAGTTCCGGTGCTTTCCCTATCGATGGGAGTGAACTCCAATATGAGTCGTGGTTACGCGCTTATGTGTCGAATGCTACATCATCTCCTCTGGCTGAACATCATAAACGAGCATGGGAATGGGCAGAAGGAATTGTTGAAGGTAATCCTCCGCCTGCATTGATTGAGTGCTGGTTCCGAGGTGGCGGCAAGTCCACAACAATGGAACTCATTGCTAGTCGCATCGCGGTTAAAGCGTCAAGACGTTTTCTCCTCTACGTCTGTGCTACTCAAGATGCTGCCAACCGTCACGTACAAGACATCGCATCAACAATGGAACGATGCGGGATTGAACGTGCTGTCAATAAATATGGATTCAGTAAGGGTTGGAACGCAAGCAAACTGAGAACGTCCAATGGGTTTAACGTCTTAGCCTTTGGACTTGATACCGGCGCACGCGGTGTAAAACTTGATTACCTTCGTCCTGACTTCATCATCTTTGACGACATCGATGAATTAGATGACAGTGTCACACGCGTTGACAAAAAGATTGCGACAATCACGCAGACTATTCTCCCAGCAAAGTCTACCGATTGTGCGATTGTATTTGTCCAGAACCGTATCCACGCTAACTCTGTTATGTCCAAGGTATTGAGCGGTGAAGTAGATATGCTTCAGCACCGTGTGCAATCACCTATCGTGCCTGCGGTTGAGAACCTCACATATACAACAGAGGAAAAAGAAGACGGACGCATTGGCTACAAGATTACAGGTGGCACTCCTACATGGAGCCACAAGTCAATGACAATCTGCCAACGTGAGATAGATGACTATGGACTCATCTCATTTCTGCGAGAGTGCCAACACGAAGTTGGTGTCGGTGGATTGTTCTTCCCTGACTTCAAAGAGTGGGGTCCAGATGGAGAACCATGGCACGTTGTAGATGCTGTTCATGTGCAACCGTGGTGGCGTGTCTGGGCAAGCCATGACTTTGGTATTGGTGCGCCTTGTGCCTTCATTCTGTATGCCTCGGATGACAAGGAGAACATCTATGCTCTGGCAGAGATTTACGAAAAAGGTCATGTGTCAAGTTCACAGGTCCAACTGGTACTGGACCTTTTACAATCTCGTGGCATGGCAGAGCCGACGAGCAAAACAAACCGACTAGGTAAATGGCAAACCAGATTAGAGGCAATTGCTTTTGACTACGCCAACACATTCCCGCCTGAAAATTATGCGCAGCGAATTGGTGAATACCCTGTTGAGGTGTGGTGGGAGCGTGGGTTGCCTGCTGTACGTGCGGTGAAAGACCGTAAGGCTGGATGGCGACGCATCAAAGAACATTTGTGCGCAACCTATATGCACGATGGAAAACCTGTCCCGAAACTACGCATAACGCGTAACTGCCCAAACCTTATCAAAGAATTAAGCAGGACAATGGCCGACCCAAAAGACCCGGAAGAAATTGACCACGGCACAAAACATGACCACGCTATAGACTCATTTCGATACGGAATGATGTGGCGTGAATACCCCGTGGCTTGTCCTGAAATTGATGCAAGTCGAGCAAAGCGGCCGTCGTGGCTAAATGAAGATAGGAAGCGCGAATGGATATAAAATTATTTGTCTGGGCATTGTTGATATACATCGCGTTTTCTTCCATGGGGATATATTCAGTTTATTGTGTCTGGACAGAATTACGCAGGTTAACTGGTCCTAAAAAACCAACTAAGTCGAAACAGGAATACATCTAATGGCGATTGGCGATATCCTCGGCGAACTGGCCCGCAAGATGCAGCCAGAAGCACGAATGACGGCTCTGAAGAAACCAAACAATTCTGGTACACCGGGCAGTTTTAAAGATGGTGATTACCGACTACGGAACCCAGAAGACCTTACTCTAGACCATGGTCGTCAAGATTGGGACAAAGAACCTAACCTTGATGAAGGTGAAAAAAAGCGCATCTATATGTTTGTGCGTGATGCGTTTCAGAGCGCATATGCAGCACGGCAAGAGATGGAACTTGAATGGGCGTTGGCTACGTCATTTTTTGAAGGTCGTCAGTGGATTCGCATTGCATCTCAAACGCGTAACCTTATTCAACTGCAAAATACTGATGAGCCAAATCGATATGTCACAGTGCAAAAGATGCGACCGCTCATTGATGGAGTTGTTGGCAAACTAACGCAGGTTTCTCCCGATGCGTACGCAATACCATTATCAGATACAGAAACAGACCGGTTTGCATCTGACGAGGCAAACATCATCTGTAATCACTTTAATCGAAAGTTTAAACGTGAGACACAGTTGAAAGAGCGTGTGCGTTGGGCTTGTGTCTGTGGCACGTCTTATCTAAAAGTCTATTGGGATGCTAAAGGTATTCAGACCGTCCCGTACTTTGACCCTATGACGGGTGAGATTGCTGGTTATGAACAGATGGAAGTTGGCGATGTCCGTGAGGAAATCTTGCCTGCTTTTGATATCTACATTGACCCTACGGCTAAACGTGATGAAGATATCCGGTACATGATTCACGCAAGTGTGCGGCCTATGTCGTGGTTTGTAGACAACTATGGTGAAGCCGGGCGCAAGGTTACAGCGGATGCTTTGTCAGGTCAGAATTCATCGTATGTAGATGCATACCTTGAAGGTGGCAATGGAAGTGGCAACGGCTGGGTGCCAGCCAGTAGCGCAAGACTTGGTCAAGCCGAGAGCCGTAAACACGCAGCGGTTCTGTATGAATACTGGGAAAAACCAAATGCCCAATATCCAGAAGGCAGATACATAGTCAGCACTAACTCTGCATTGTTGTACGCCGGTGATTGGCCATACGAAAAGAAGGATACATTCCCATTCATTCCTATCCGTTGGCAACCAAGGTCGGGAACCACGTATGGATACTCACTTGGATTTGACCTGTGCCCATTGCAGTTGACTTATAACCGCATTTACAGCCGTATGGTAGAGCAGTTTGAAGGTCAAAAAGACTATGTGATGATTCAAAAGTTGAGTGGCATCGGAGCCGATGCATTCAACAATATGAGTGATTCGGTTGATGAAGCCGACCGCATATATCGAAAGATTTACTACAACCAAGCAACGCAACCGCCAATCATTCAAAGGGCACCGGGCATTGGTCAGGACCTATTCCCGATGTTACAGATGCTTGAAAAAGACATGATGGACATTGCTGGATTGCATGACGTGTCTCAAGGTATGGCTCAAGCAGGAACGCCTGCCGAATCAGTACGTTTGCTGCAACGCGCAGATAACACCCAACACTCTTTTATTCGAGCAGACATGGAAATCAGCAATGCTCATATTAAAGAGTGGGAAGTTGCGTTGGTAGCGCAGTTTGGCGTTGCCCCATTTATTGGTCAGATGGAAGAAAAACAATCGCCTGCTGATGAGTTGCGGACCGGATTGATTACGTTTGACCATATCCGTCAAGGTGGTCAGTATCGTATTGAGTACGTTCCGGGTTCTGCGCAAGAAGATTCACCAGACCAGAAGTTGCAGAAACTTATGGCGTTTAGGCAGATGGGATTGTTTGGTGACCCAGCAGACCCAGAAACCAATATGCTTGTTGTAAGGATGCTGAAACTACCAGAGACCTCGTTGATTATGGAACACCTTGCTTCACAGAATCAAAAGGTCCAAGAAATGCAGCAGTTTGCTATGGAGCAACAGCAGGCACAAAACCAACCACCGGCATCGACGTTCGACCCAGAAGCCGAACAGATGAAGTCACAACTTGACATCGAGAAGATAAAGGCCCAACAGGGAGCAAAGATGGAAGCCGATATCGTCAAGATGCGAGAACGCAGTCGCCTCCTCCAAGAGAACGACGCATCCAAGTCTATGGTGAAACTGTCTGAAGAAACCCTTCGACAGAATATTTTGCCATCAGACCAGCCAAATAGTGGCAAAACAAGATAGTAGGGAGCAATAATCAAAATGTCAGAAGAGATGGCGATACAGACACCGGCCTCGCCGAACGGTGCTTTGGACACAGCGGGCACTTCCAGTGCAATTATGGGTATGGTCCGGGATATCGTCGAACCCGGAACAGGTGGACAAGACGTAAACAACAGTCCCACACCCGAGTCATATGACGTATATGACTTATTGGGAGTTGAAAAAACTTCCGTCACCGACCAAGGTGAACCCGGCCCTGTACCTTATGACAGGTTCAAAGAAGTCAATCAAAAAGCAAATGATGCAAGCAGTAGGTTAAATCGTTGGAACGATGTAATCTCCGAGTTTGAATCAAATGGTTATAATTCAGCACAAGACCTCCAAGCAGCGATGCGGCAGCGAGAAGTGCAGTCTCAAGAAGATGCGATTGTAAGTCGTTATCGAGACCTTGAAGCAAATGACCTGATTGACCCTACGACCAGTCAGTTGCAGTTGCAAGCGGAGTTGGAAAGATTCCGATACCAGCAAGCAATGCAACAAGTGTCTCAGTACATGGTTGGTCAACAGAAGCACAATGCTTTTGCCCAGTATCCACTGGCGCGTAAGAACGAAGCGTTTGTAGACCAACTTATTCAACGAGGCATGGACGCACAGGAAGCGGCTTCTCTTGTTCATTCGCAAGTTGAGCAACTCACAAAATCGTTGGCTCCTGAACTGCTTGCTAGGCTTCAATCTGGTCGTACCGCTCCTACACCAAGTGGAACCGCACAAACAGTTAATCAACCAACGGCTCCAACAAACAATCGGGCTACTGGAAACGGTGGTCGTTCTGCCCTAAGCCAACTGCTGGGGATTACTCGTAGTCGTAACAACATCTAAGGTGAAAAACAATGGCAATTGATTTCAATGGTGCTTTAACGCTGGCAGACCATGCCGCACTTAGCAATGACCCTCTCGTCAAAGAGATTACAAAATCTCTTCATCAGACTTGGAATGCCCTTAAGGACATCCCACTCTTTACCAGCCCTTCGCTCAAGCAGGTTGGTATGCGCTACCTCAACCAAGGTATTCCTGCTCCTAACTGGACCGGTGTAAACTCCGAGCCTGTAGCAGTCAAAGGAAAGCCAAAGTCTTACGAAGAGTCTCTGTATCTTGTTCGTAACAAGATTCTGGTTGACCATGTTCTGCTTGACCAGCCTACGAACATCATTGACCCAATTGAAGCACAGGTACAAATCTTCCTCGAAGGTTTTGCGTATGACTTTAATGACAAGTTCATTAACAATGACCCGTCTTCGGTGTCCGCAGGCAACACCGCAGACTGTTTCCCGGGTCTCGCCTACCGCATGAACAACACGTCGGACTATGACATTCCTACTGAAATGGACTTGGCACTTACTGGTGGCTCGGCTGACCTGTATACCAATACCTCCACAACAGGCAACAACTTTATCTTCAAGTTGCAGGAAATGCTTGACAACATGAACGCGCCAGACGGCGACGGTGTCGTCTTGTACATGAACGAAGCAACTAAACGTCGTATCGAACTCAATATCCGTGTCATGGGTATTGGTGCTGGTTTCGACATGACACAGGACAACTATCAACGTCCTGTTGAGAAGTACAAGAATGCAACCGTGCGTACTGTTGGACGTAAGTCTGATGGAACAACCCACATCATTCCTGACAACCTTAACAACGGTGTTGCTGGTGACGCTGGTAAGTGTTCACACATCTATGCTGTTCGTTACGGCACGGGTTATGTACAGGGTTGGCAGAGCGGTCCATTCAAGCCACAGTATCTTGGCCTGTCCAAGGAAAATGGCATTATGCACAATGTCGTATTCGACTGGGGTGTAGGACTTTGGGTTCCACACGTCCGTGCAATCGGCCGCATGAAGGTTCGCGTCTCCGCATAATAAGAAAGGAGAGCAACAATGGCTCGAGATAGTAAACAAGTTTTTAAGTTTGCCCAGCAAACATATGCTGCGGCTAACCTCCTCACGGTCAATAACTACGCAATGGGTACAACACTGTCCACTGGCGCAGCGTTTATCCAAACTACTCTTGGTACTGCAAGTCATTATTATCAAGGCGTATCCAACACAATCAACCGTGGTGGATTCCGTGATACTAATGCCGACCAGAGCATTATTGTCAGTGGTGAAACATCAGCAATTGCAAACGACCCTGCACTGTTTGGTAATACCAATGGTGCAGAGCGTTATGTACACGCTGTTATCCAGACCTACGGTGTAATGTCTACAAGTAACTTTGAGTTACTGTTGCAAGGTGCATCTGATACTGGCGTTGGCGCAGCAGGTACAGACTGGACTCAGATTAGCGGTTCTGTGGGATGTGTTTCACAGGTTGCTAATACCGTGCTTTCTACATCAACCATGACTGCTGGAACACTTACGAGTGTTGCTGCTCACGGCTTGAGTGTTGGTGATGTAATCCTTGCAACAACAGCAGGAACAGGCTTTGCTGCATACCAGCCTCTGATTGTAGTAGCAGTAACGGCACTAACGGCTGACCTGTCACTCGTTGCTGGTGGTGTAAAGAATACAGCACTTAGTGGTTCAAGTATTACTTACTTGCGTCCTACAGTCCGTCGTGTTGTAAGTGTGCCAATCGGTCCAAGTGCAAAACCTTGGGTGCGTGTTATGGTACGTGCTACAGCACCTCCTGCTGGACAGGTTCCTCTCAATACTGGAGTCTTTGTTGACCAAGTCTACTTGACTATGGGTCGTGACACTGCCGCAGTAGGTTAGTCGATTAATGTGAGGGGAGGTGGAAACATCTCCCCTTATGGAGAAATGAATGGCAAGAGATTACGAACTCCGGCTGTCGTTTAGTGATGTTACAGCAGCGACTAACATCTCGGCAGTTGTGAATGACTTGAGTGCTACCAACCGAACTGGCCTTGTTACTTTGACAAGTACTGCAAACCAGTGGGCTGTTGGTTTTTCAGATGCACTAAACTTTACTCACTTCCGCAACCAGATTGCTGACACCACTAACTTGGTTAGTGGAACAGTAACGAGTGCGATTGTAAACGACCCTGCGCTAAACAACAGTACGTCGCAAGCCAACTATTACCTGCGTGCGTCTGTATCGCCCGTAGGTTTTGTAGGCCCAGAACCCTGCCAGTTTATTGTTCAGGGTGGAAATGACGTAGGAACTGGAGCCGCACCAGCACAAACTTCATCCTCGTTATGGTCGCAGATTTCAGGTGTATCAACCTGTCCTGCAACTTGTACGGCGCAGTCTGTTGGGTATACGGGTGTGTCTCCAACTGTTGCAACTGTAACAGCAGGTGCTGCACCACCAACTGGTTCCCTTGTAATGTTTACGGGACTTGGTGCAGGTACTGGCCCAGCACTTCGCGTACCGTATGTGGTTATTCAAACGGGTGCAACTACATATACATTGAGTAGTACGTTTGGTAGCAATACTGCTGTCAATGCTACTGGTGCTGGTACAGCCGCGACAACACTTGTAGGCACTAACGCATCAAGGCTTACAGCCGTAAGCCTCAATGATGCAGCAGACCGTATTGCATTTGCAGAACCGGTTCAGGTTGGTGACACTATCATGTTGGGAGCCGCAGGTTCTATTACAGGACTTACGGTTGGCGTGGTGTATTACGTTACTTCAGTTACAACTGATGGTGCTACGATTGCTACAACTTCGGGTGGAACAACAGTAGCCGTTGCTGGAACTGTAACGAGTTCGTTCTGGGGCAAGATTGACTTCAATAACTTGAATGCTGTATTCGCTGCCTCTGGTACCAGCACAACGATTACAACAAGTGCGCCACACAACCTTACGGTTGGACAGGTTGTTGTACCTAGTGCAGCGGCAGCGGCTGGTGGACTGACAAACGGAGTTGCTTACTATGTCATTGCAACGCCAACGCCAACAACCTTGCAGGTTGCTACAACCATCAATGGAACGGCTGTTGCCATTACAGCAGCAACTAACCCATTGTTTGTAGGTCGTCCACCAAAGATTGCCAATGCGCCTGTTGTTGCTACAACTCGTCCATGGGTAAGAATGGGCGTACAGCAGTTGAACGGTGCAGCAGCACAAGATGGTTACATCGTTGTGTATGGCGCAGAGTTCTCGATGGGTAAAGACAGTTCGGCGGTATCGTAATGACAAGAGCGCAACTCAAGCAACGTATTCGTGTTCTTGGCGGACATCTCTTCAATGGGATGGCCGACCAAGACCCGTTTGGCTTGGACTTGCTCTTAATTGAAATGGCTAACCAGATAGCACGGTCTACCGACTGTCTGGTTGGCAGACGATACTTAGAC